AAAAATTTGCGTGACTATATGTTTATTTTTCCACAAGATTCAGGTTTAGCCAGCAGATTGATTTCAAAAGGTGCACAAGACACTCCAAATAAGATTGCACAGACAGACTTCGATCAAGGAAAGCAAGTACCCTATCCAATCAGACTGACAGGAATATTCAGTTATCTTTTTGATGAAAATTTCTCATACACTTTAGGTAAAGGTTTTACAGGAACAGAACTTTATCAAAACAAAATTGGTCAAAGCAAAATGATTATTGATTCTATAACGAATTCAGGTTCCACCGGGAAAGAATTTGCTGACGAAAATCCAGATGAAAACACATATTTCAACAAAGACACTAAAATACGTCTTTCAGGCAGTGCTAAAATTAACCTGAAAACTAAAACAATTAGTTTCAAAAAAGACACACACATTACACAAATTATAGAAGACCTTGTTCTATTGAGTGAATACGGACAAGATATTGACCGAAGAAAATCAGAAGCGGCTTTAGGAATGATTAAATGGTTCAAAATTGTTCCAGCAAGATATATTTTTGCAGATGAAACACTGCAAAAAGCCTACAACGCCAATCCTGAGATTTTAATGTATAGAATAATCGAATACGAAGTGCCGGATGATAAATTCATGGGCACAGACGAAGTCAGTCGAGTAGATTTACTAGATGCATTAATCAGAAAAGAATACAATATATTATACACAGGTCAAAACAAAGACGTTATAGATTTCAATGTTGAATTTAACAATGCGTTCTACACGGCACTTATGAATGATTTAGGTAACGTAAATCCTAACAGTGTGGATCAATCCCAATCAAGTGTCGAAACAGAAAAAAGTGTGGTATCTAAAGATTCTAGCACCAGCGAGTACGCAGGAAATTCAATTAATCAACAGGTTGCTTTTGGTGACCCACAAAATGTTGATGGCGGAGATGATGAATCAGTAGAATTAAGAATTGCAAGACAATTCAACAAGGCTATATTAGACAGTGATGTTGATTTAGTAAAAATGGATTTGAATATTGTGGGAGATCCTTATTACATTCCACAGTCTGCATTTGGAAATTACATAGCATCTAGTATTGAAAGCCAAACTGGAGGCCAAGACGTAGCAAAAGAAATGTTTAAGGATGTTGATGGCAACGCAAACTTTTTAAAAAGTGTTGTGCTTACTAAAATAAATTTTAGAACGCCTTTAGATATCAGTGACGCAAAAGGAAACATGATGTTTTACAAAGAAAAGGTAGCAGAAAATCAATTACAAACTTTGGGAGAGTTTAGTGGATATTACTATCCAATTAGAGTAATAAGTTCATTTGCTAACAATAAATTTACTCAAGAATTGGAATTAATTAGAAATAAAACAGGAGTGATAGGTGCAGATAAAAATACAAGAACAGAAAATAAAGATGTTATTTCTAAATCTCCAGAAAAACAAGATTCAAAACAAATAGAAGAAGAACTTTTGCCGAACAATGGATTTATTGGTGATGGCAATGATATGGGTGAAGGAGCCGCTTAATAGATATGCCAAATTTAAGTAGAACAGATTTAAAAATAGATGTAAGACGAAATCCCGGGCCTTATGAAGCAGTAGTGAGAGCAGTGATGGATCCAAAATTTCAAGGATCACTAAAAGTTGAATTGTTAAAAACAACAGAGAGTGGACAAACACAAATCACAGGACAAATTATTAGAGCAAAATATTTAAATCCTTTTTATGGTACTACACCTGTGTTCGATACAAAAGACGATAAAGATTACAGATACAGTCAAAACAGTTATGGTATGTGGTTTGTTCCACCTGACATTGGTAATCGTGTAATGGTTATATTTGTGGAAGGCAATATTGAAAAAGCATATTGGTTTGGTTGTATTCAGCAGGAAGGTATGAACATTCAGTTGCCTGAAGGTAATCCTGCAACTAATTTGCATAATTCAACTGAAGTAGATGAGATTGATAAAAAAATGCCTGTTGTCGAATACAATAAAAAATATAATAAGAATAATCCAAAAAAAGACGCTAACAATTATTTGAAGCCAGTTCATAATGCCTTTAAAAATATTTTAAACAATCAAGGATTATTATCTGATGAAACACGAGGTATATCTTCATCATCTGCTAGACGAGAAGTGCCATCAAGTGTGTTTGGAATATTAACTCCTGGACCAGTTGATAAAGATTTTGATTCAGTGTTCAAACCATCTAAAAATTTACATTATCAGAGAAAAGGTGGGTCGTCATTTGTAATGGATGACGGTGATGCAACACTAATCAGAAAAGGTTCTGCAAGTGATACTGCATACGAGTATGTTGACAAATCTAAAAATGAAATTGGCGGAGCACCAAACAGTCCTTTTAATGAATTAGTAAGATTAAGAACTAGAACAGGTCATCAGATTTTAATGCACAATTCAGAAGATTTAATCTATATTGGAAATGCAAAAGGCACAACATGGATTGAAATGACAGCAAATGGTAAGATAGATATTTTTGCTAATGATTCAATTAGTGTGCATTCTAATCAGGATTTAAATTTTAAAGCGGAAAGAGATATTAACTTAGAAGCAGGAAGAAACACAAATATAAAAAGTGCAACCATGCACACAGAATCCAACACATTTGAAATAAAAGCAAGTGCTAGTGGCTTTGTTACTACTGGTGCTGAATATCATTTAAATGTTGGTACAAACAATTGGTATACACTGGGAGGAGACAGCCACACAACAAAACCTAATGGAGGCGTGGATTTTGGATGTCCTTCAGATCCGCCACGTACAGGTGCAATAGATTGTACAAATGCAACATCTGTATCTGCGTTGTCAACACACGGATTACCTGGAACAACAAGTATTATGAAACGTGTGCCTCAGCATGAACCTTGGGGACATCATGAAAACTTAAATCCAACAAACGTATCTGCAACTAACACAGACAGAAATACCTCTACTGAGATACCTATAAGCACAGCAACAGTCACTAGAGATCCATTCTATTTGAATGTGTATGTTGATCCAGAAGGCAGAGTGGTGGGGGATTTTTAAAGGTTAAATATTGGTATGTCTACAGAAGAAAAAAAATTGTACAAAGAAGTAACAGTAAAAGCCAACGAGCGACCACAGGTTGAGCCTGCTCAAAGGACTTACAGAGGCATTAGTACAGTCAATCCAGACAATACAAGTTTTAAATTATTCGACATCGCACTTATCAAGCAAGATATCATAAATTTATTCCATATACGTAAAGGTGAAAAACTAGAAGATCCTGATTTTGGCACCATTATATGGGATATGGTTTACGAGCCATTGACAGAAGAAAATAGAGATTTCATTGCTGAAAACGTCACAGACATCATTAACTTTGATCCAAGGGTAAATGTTGACGGAGTAACAGTTAGCCAATATGAAAGTGGTATTCAAATAGAGTGCCAACTGACATATTTGACTTACAATGTGTCAGAAAATATGAGATTGCGTTTTGATGAGGATGCAGGATTACTGAATTAAATAGGTACTTAATAGGAGCCAATAAATACAAATAAAAAACTATGTCCATTACACAAAGACAAAATAGACTATTGTTAGCAGAAGATTGGAAACGCATATATCAAAGTTTCCGAAACGCTGAATTTCAAAGTTATGACTTCGACAATCTAAGAAGAGTCATGATCGCATATCTGCGTGAAAATTATCCAGAAGATTTCAACGATTATATTGAAAGTTCAGAGTATCTTGCACTAATAGATTTAATTGCATTTTTAGGTCAAAACTTATCTTACAGAATGGATTTAAATGCTAGGGAAAACTTCCTAGAACTTGCAGACAGAAGAGAGTCTGTATTAAGATTAGCAAGACTATTAAGTTACAATGCAACTCGTAATCAATGTGCAAACGGCTTACTAAAAGTTGTTGCGGTATCAACAAGTGAAAATGTTATAGACAGTAATAATTTAAATTTAGCAAATGCTGAAATAAGTTGGTCAGATTCTTCTAATTCGGATTGGTATGAACAATTCATAAAAGTATTAAATGCGGCTTTTGGTCCTAATACAAAATTTGGAAAGCCTATAGCATCTGACACAGTAAACGGAATCACAACAAAACAGTATCAAGTACAATCCAGTTCACAAGACATTCCAGTATATGGATTTAACAAATCAGTTGATGGAAGAAATTTTGAATTTGAAATCACAAGTGCAGAAGTATCGGATGGATCTATAAAAGAACAAGCACCATTGCCAGGAAGAAAATTTAGTTTTGTACACAGAGATGACGGTCAAGGCGCATCAAGTGCCAACACAGGATTCTTTGTGCATTTTAGACAAGGATTTTTAGATCAAGGAGAATTCAATGTCAGTTTGCCAACACCTAATCAATCTGTAAACATTGATGCTAGAAATATTAATAACACAGACGTTTGGTTGTACCAGTTGGATGAATTTGGATTAGAGTCTAAACAATGGACAAAACTTGATTCAGTTGTAGGGAATAATATAATTTACAATTCACTAAACAAAAATAATAGAACAACTTACAGTGTCATTACAAGAACAAGCGACAGAATAGCATTACAATTTTCGGATGGAGTGTTTGGTGAACTTCCGCAAGGCAGTTTTAAGGTTTACTATAGAACATCTGACAACTTAACTTATTCTATTAAGCCATCAGAATTACAAAATGTGCAAATTGATATACCTTATGTGTCTGCTTCTGGAAAGACTGAAACTTTAAGTTTTGTTTGCAGTTTGCAGTATACTGTTGATAATGGAACTGCTACAGAAAGCAGTGCAAACATTAAAGTAAATGCTCCAACTTCATTTTATACACAAAATAGAATGATCACAGGAGAAGACTACAATGTTGCTCCACTAGGCAAGAATAGAGAAATAGTAAAAGTAAAAAGCACTAACAGAGTAAGCACAGGTATTTCTAAATATTTTGATTTTGTAGATGC